CATGTCAAAGTAAATTTCCCCCCATTCCAACACTACAAGATAGACGAAAACAATAGCTTTTATTGTATAGGGAAAAGTCATTGGGAAGGTGATTTAGCAACCGGAAATTTCAACAAAGATCATGGCCAGATCACGAACAAGTTAGCCCGTATGTACATCATGATGTGTGAAAAGTATGCTATGAAATACAATTGGCGTGGCTATACATACAATGATGAGATGCGCAATTCAGCAATCCTTCAGTTGACATATGTTGGTTTACGATTCAATGAAGCCAAATCTGCTAACCCATTCGCTTACTATACGGCTGCTATCACTAACAGTTTTTGTCGTGTACTCAATACAGAAAAACGAAATCAAAACATCAGAGATGATATCTTAGAGATAAACGGATTAAATCCTAGTTGGTCTCGTCAAGGTTCAGGGGCAGGTGCTCCATCTTTTGAAGAATAATCAATATTTTATCCCTAAATGATAAATAAGTCTATCATTCATTTAGGGTTATAAAATGTTCATTTACAAAATCACTGTTGTTCCTTTAGGAGAAGTATACATTGGGTTAGATACAAAACCTGAGTATAAAAAATCTCGTTGGAAAACACACTGCAAGGAATCAATCACTAATCCTAAAGGAAAATTACACAAAGCTATTAATCATTATGGACCTGATAATTGTGTATATGAAGTAATTGACGCTGGGTTTGATTCTATATCTCAACTCGCATTAGCAGAAATAAAATATATTAGTCAATATAATTCTTATAAGAATGGGCTTAATAGCACACCCGGTGGTGATGGATTGAACAATGATTTAACTATGTTCACTGATGAAGAAGTAGTAATTATTAGAGAAGCATTAGGTGAAAAATGGAGGTTGTTCAACAAGAAAAAATGGGAGGGTACTACTGTTGAAGAACGACAAGAAATGATTAGGCACTGTCACACAGATGATGCCCGTAAGAACAGATCGACTACCTTAAAAGGATATTATGATTCAGTAGCCGGAGCAAAAGAAAAACATAGTGCTGGAATAAAACAATGGCAAAAAGAAAATCCAGATCTCGCAAAAAAATATAGAGTACAGAACGGATTAAAAGGTGCTGAAAAAACATCCAAGAAGGTTACCTTATTGCGTGACTCCGGAGAAGTAGAAGTGTATACTAGTATCAGTGAGTTCCAAAGACAAACAGGTCAGTGGATGAGTACTATTCGAGAAAAATCAAAAAACGGGGAATTTTATAATGGATACAAACTTAAGGACAATGAATGAATTTATTTAAGAAGGCAGCAGTTTTCACCGACGTGCATTTTGGACTAAAGAGTAACAGCCTACAACATAATCAAGACTGTGCTAACTTTGTAGATTGGTTCATTGCCACTGCAAAGAAAGAAGGATGTGAAACATGTTTCTTCTTGGGTGATTACAATCACCACAGAGCCAGTATTAATATTCAAACTTTGCAATTTGGTCTTCAAGCACTAGAAAAGCTAAATGCAAACTTTGATACCGTGTATTTCATTCCCGGGAATCACGATCTTTATTATCGTGATCGCAGGGACATTCATAGTATTGAGTGGGCTAAACATCTACCAAACGTCAAGATCATCAACGACTTCTTTCAAAAAGATGATGTGGTTATCGCACCGTGGCTAGTAGGTGAGGATTACAAAAAACTACAAAAGTTAAAAGGCAAATATCTGTTTGGTCATTTTGAGTTACCTAACTTTTTAATGAACGCAATGGTTGAGATGCCTGATCACGGTGAAGTCAATGCAGAACATGTTAGAAACTTTGATAAAGTATTCAGTGGACATTTCCACAAGCGGCAATCAAAAGGTAACGTGTGGTACATTGGAAATGCGTTCCCGCATAACTATGCAGATGCAGGTGATGATGCACGTGGCATGATGATACTTGAATGGGGACAAGATCCAGAGTTTCGCAGTTGGCCTCGTCAACCTGTATTTCGAGTTCATAAGTTAAGTGATGTATTGGAAAACCCTGAGGGATTGTTATTGATTGACAGTCATGTTAGAGTTCACCTAGATATTGAAATCTCATATGAGGAAGCAAACTTCTTACGTGAGACTTGGATACCAGAACATAAATTAAGAGAGATGGCATTGATACCGGTTAAAGGTGAGCAGCCTACTGAAGGGCAAAGTGCTGACGGATTAAAATTCGAATCAGTTGATCAAATTGTGATTGAACAAATCAATGCAATCGAAAGCAAAAATTTCGACAAGAAAATTCTACTAGACATTTACAATAACCTATGATGGAAAAACCATTCATTTATTCCGTGCGTGAACCTAGATGCGGCGGCACTCACGTAATAGAATTTATAAAAACTTTATACCAACGAGATACAAGAAGAACATTGGATTACCTTGATACTCATGATATGAATTATATCAGGAATCTCAATAAAGAAATCAAACCCAATCAAAACATACACATAATACGTTGTGATAGAAGAAACTTAGTAGAACATTTTTTTAGTTTGAAATTTATTGAGGTAACAACTAATTTCACTAATGTCAGATTCTATGAAACGATGGATGACCATCCATCGCTTATAGCAGGTCTTGAAAAGAAAATAGTCATAAATGAAGAAGAAGTAAAAAAATATATAGGTCATAGGGTGAAAACACATCTAAGATTTTTAAAATATACTGAAAAGTTAAACTCTACTACCATCTATTACGAAGACTGGCATAAAATATTTAGTTTACCATGTCTGGGTTTATATGATATTGACCTTTTGAACGTAATGCAGTATACTAAAAAATTGCCTGATTATAAAAGAACAGTATTTGTTAATTATGATGAGGCGGCAAGTTGGATAGAAACATACAAGAATGATTACACTAAAGAACATAACCCTGAGAAATTTTTTAAGCATTGGACAAGTTACCCAAGCGGTTGACTTTGACAAGAAAGACATTACATTAATTCTAGGTGAGAACTTAGACTTAGGCGGTGATGGTGCTCGTAACGGCACTGGTAAAACTACGTTGATTCAAGGACTGTGTTATGCACTGTTCGGTCAGCCTATCAATAACATTCGTAAGGACAACCTAGTTAATCGTACCAATACAAAAGGTATGATAGTTACACTTGAGTTCAATATAAACGGCACAGATTATAAAATTGAACGAGGTCGTAAGCCTAATGTATTAAAATTTTATGTAAACAACGTACATCAAAAAGCGTCAGAAGATCAACAGGGTGAGAACAAAGAAACTCAGGCATTCATTGAACGAGTCATCAACATGTCTCTTGATATGTTTCGTCACATCGTTGTATTGAATACCTATTCAGAGCCATTTCTTGCCTTGAAAAACAATGAACAAAAAGATATCATTGAACAGTTATTAGGTATCACTTTACTATCTGAAAAAGCAGATATAGTTAAAGAAATGATTCGTAAGAGCAAAGATGACATTCAGCAAGAAGAATTTAGAATCAAGGCAACCGAAGAAGCTAACAAGCGAGTCAAAGAGCAAATCGATGCACTAAAACGTAGACAAATGCTTTGGCTTAAAAAGCACGATGAAGATTTGAGTAGCCTTGCAGTTGAGTATGATGACCTAATAAAAATTGATATCGAATACGAGTTACAAGCACACAAAGATTTAACTATTTGGAACAGTCAAAAGTTACAGCACGATACATATACCGCTTTAATTGCTAGACAAACTGCATGGATGCAGAAACAAGATAAAGACATTGATGCACTAAAACTAAAAATGGATGTGTTGAGTCATATCGATTTTACAGTTGAGTTACAGAGCCACAAAGATTTAGTACTATACAATCAGCAAGTACAGTTGAAGACTGCACAAGACCATAAAGTAGATAGTTTGCGTAAAGACATTACCAAAGAAAGTAAAAATTACGACAAGCTAACACAAGAAATCGAAACTCTTAGAGAACACAAATGCTATGCGTGTGGTCAAGATTTTCATGACGACCAGCACACAAGTGTGTTGAATAGCAAGATTGAATTATGGAACACAAGTAAAAGTCATTTGGATGATTTGAAATTTCAATTAGATGAACTTGTTGCTAATCCTATAGTTGTAGGAGATAAACCTACACCGCACTATAAAACTGAAGCTGAGGCTGTTCGACAATCTACTGAAATTGACAACATCAAAAAACAGATAGAAGAAAAAGAACATGAAAATAACCCCTTTAGTGAACAACTTTTTGATACGCCTAGCGTCAATCTTGGCAAAAGGCCATCTACTTATTACGATACCGAAACCCAAGCAGTTGAGCACAGAGCAAAGGTATCATCTTTACTATCACAAATTGAGATCAAAGCGCAGGAAGCTGATCCGTATCAAGAACAAGTGGTTGATATGGAAAGACAAGCTTTGCAAGAAATAAAATTCGACGGTATAAATGCTTTGACAAAAGCAATGGAACATCAAAAGTTCTTACTTGACTTGTTGACTAGTAAGGATTCATTTGTTCGCAAGAAAATCATTGACCAAAACTTGAGTTATCTAAACACAAGACTAACGCATTATCTTGACAAGATTGGTTTACCACATCAAGTTGTATTTAAAAACGATTTGCAAGTTGAAATAACTGAACTGGGTCGTGAT